GTCCCACGCACACGACCGCGAAAGTCTGATGCCGCGCAACCCATGACCAAGACCGGAAGACCACCCAAGCCCACGGCCCTCAAAGAGCTCGCCGGCAACCCAGGCAAGCGACCATTGCCGAAGAATGCCCCTCAGCCGCGAGGCACGATGCGGCGGATGCCGGGCGGGCGGCTCGAGCCCTTGGCCCAATTCACCTGGGTACAGCTGCGGGCTACGCTTGAACCGCTCGGCCTGCTCACCGATGCCGATACGGAGACCTTTGAACTCTTGTGCAGGCACTTCGCCCGGGCCATCGAGGCCGACGAGCTGGTGCGTGCCGAGCGATTGGTGCTCGAGGGCGAGAAGTCGAGCTTCCGCCATCCGGCGGATGTGGCCTTCGTGCAGCATTCGCGGATGTTCTTGAGATATGCGGCCGAATTCGGCTTGACCCCTTCGAGCCGAACGGTCATCGGCGCGGCGCTTCCAGGCGAGGAAGAGAAGCCGCTCGCCGATGTGCTCTTCGAAGGAATCGCGGCGGGCGCTGCGGTGAAGGACCGTCAGACGGTGCTCTCTCGATCGGTCGGTCGCCGGGCAGCCAAGGCACTGGCCGGCGCAGGCCTGGGCACGCTCGAGCTGGCTCGGATGGCGATCCACGAGGGGATGGATCTGAGCAGCATCCCCGGGATCGGTCCGGCGAGCGTCCGCAAGCTCGAGGGTCTGAAGTGATAGAGCATGGCCCGCAAGCTGCCCGCGTTCCACTTCGATGCACCGGCCGCCGATCTGGCGGTGGCGTTTTTCGAGCGACTCCTGGTTCACATCGAAGGCGAATGGGCCGGCGAGCCGTTCATTCTGCTCCCCTGGCAGCGGGACGAGATCATCCGGCCCCTGTTCGGATGGCGGCGGCGCGACGGCACCCGCAAGTTCCGCTACGCCTACATCGAGATCCCCCGCAAGAACGGCAAGTCGACGCTTGCGGCGGGCATCGCCCTCTACCTGCTCTTCGCCGACGAGGAGCCGGGAGCCAAAGTCTTCAGCGCCGCGGCGGAGCGGGAGCAGGCAGCGATCGTCTTCGAGACGGCCAAGGCGATGGTCGAGGAGTCGCCGAAGCTGCGGGAGCGCTGCGATCCCTTCAAACGCTCGATCGTGATCCCGGCCAGCCGATCGGTCTACCGGGTGCTCTCGGCCGAAGCCTACAACAAGCACGGCTTGAACGCGAGTGGTGTGGTGTTCGACGAGCTGCACGCCCAGCCCGACCGGGATCTCTTCGATGTCCTCACCACGTCGACCGGCGCCCGGCGGCAGCCGTTGATCGTCGCGATCACGACCGCCGGCTACGACCGGGAGTCGATCTGCTGGGAGCAGCACGAATACGCCCAGAAGGTGCTTTCCGGGGTGATCGACGACCCCAGCTTCTTCGCCTACATCCGGGCAGCCGGCGAAGATGAGGACTGGCTGGATGAGGAGGTCTGGAAGCGGTGCAATCCGTCACTCGGAGTAACGGTCAAGCTGGACTATCTCCGGGCGGAGGCCAACCGGGCAAGACAGGTGCCAGCCTATCAGAACACTTTCCGCCGGCTGCATCTGAACCAGTGGACCTCCCAGCAGACCCGCTGGCTGCCAATGGAGGCCTGGGAGCAGTGCGCGTTTCCCGTGGATCCGGAGGCGATGGGCGCCCGGCAGGCCTACGGCGGACTGGACCTGGCCTCCGCGATCGACCTCGCGGCCTTCAGCCTGGCATTCGATCCGCCGCCGGAGCTCCCGAAGGGGGAGGATCCCGGGCCGATCCCGACGCTGCACTGGTTCTGGATCCCGGAGGAGAACCTGGTCGAGCGGGCCCGCCGGGACCGCGTGCCCTACGATGCCTGGGTGCGGGACGGTTGGATCACGGCCACTCCCGGCAACGTGATCGACTATGAGCGAATTATTCGGGACATCACCGAGCTCGGGGGGCGTTTCAACATTCAGGAGATCGCCTTCGACCGCTGGGGAGCTTTCCAGATCAGCCAGCGCCTCGAGGGGGCCGGTTTCACGATGGTGGCCTTCGGCCAGGGTTTCGTCTCGATGAGCGCACCGACCAAGGAGCTGCTGCGCCTGGTCGTGGATCACAAGCTGGCGCACGACGGCAACCCGGTCCTGCGCTGGATGGCCGACAATCTGATGGTGACCCAGGATGCCGCCGGCAACGTGAAGCCGGACAAGCAGAAGAGCCGGGAGAAGATCGACGGGATCGTATCGCTGGTGATGGCCCTTGACCGGCTGACCCGGCATGGGGGGACTCAATCCGTTTATGAAACGCGGGGGGTGGACAGCCTATGAGGTCGATCCTGCCCGACGCACTCGGTCTGGCCGGTTTCGCCGCGATCTGCCTCGGCGTCTGGCTCGAATTCGGCCGAGGATGGACCCTGATGATTGGTGGGGCGATCCTGTTCGGATCGGGCCTGGTCGCCGCTTGGAGGGCCAATCGGCCGTGAGCTTCCTCGCCGATCTGTTGTGGCCTAAACGAACGATGGTTGCGGAAGAACGACGGAGCCTATCCCTCACGGATTATGACCAATGGCTGGAGCTGGGGCTCGCCGGAGGCACCGAGTCGGGCGTGAGCGTCACCGTCGACAGCGCCCTGCGGGTGTCGTCGGTCTATTCGTGTGTGCGGATCCTGGCCGAGACGGTGGCTATGCTGCCGCTGATCACCTATGAACGCCTGGCGCGGGGCAAACGGCGGGCGAGCGAGCATCCGCTCTATTCGCTCCTGCACGACCGCCCCAATGACTTCATGACCGCCTACACGTTCCGGGAAACGGTCCAGGGGCATCTTGCCCTTCGCGGCAATGCCTATATCCATGTCGACTATAACGGCGCCGGCCGGGCAGAGGAGCTCTTTCCGCTGCGTCCGGATCGGTTGATCCAGATCATCGAGCGCGACGGCCGGCTGCTTTATCAATACCAGCTGCCGGAAGAAATCCGCTGGTTTACCGACGCCGAGATCTGGCACCTCCGCAGCCTGGGCGCGGACGGGAAGGTCGGCTATTCGCCGGTCTCCCTCCACCGCCAGGGCGTGGGACTGGCCATGGCCCAGGAAATCTATGCGGCTCGCTTCTTCGGCAAGGGCGCCACCCCGGGCGGGGTGCTGGAGCATCCCGGGCACCTGTCGGATCAGGCCCGGACCAATCTGCGGGAGAGCTGGGAGGGCACCCATGGCGGATTGGGGCGATCCCACAAGGTCGCCATCCTGGAAGAAGGCCTCAAATGGAATGCGATCGGGATGAGCCAGCGGGATGCCCAATACATTGAGGGCCGCAAGTTCCAAGTGAGCGAGATTGCCCGGATGTTCCGAATCCCGCCCCACATGGTCGGCGACCTCGAACGGGCGACCTTCTCCAACATCGAACAGCAGGGCCTGGAGTTTGTGATCTATACGATGATGCCCTGGCTGGTCAACTGGGAGCAATCCATCCTCCAGACCCTCTTCCCGCCGGCGGACCGGCAGAGTTTCTTTCCCGAATTTCTGCTCAGCGGACTGCTCCGGGGGGACACCCAGACCCGTTATGCCGCCTACGCCCTCGCCCGGCAGAATGGCTGGCTGTCGGCCAATGACATCCGCGAGCTGGAGAACATGAATCCGATCGAGGGCGGCGATACCTATTTGGTTCCGCTCAATCTAACCCCGGCCCGCTCGCTCGAGTCTGTCCCCCGAGATCCGCTGCGGGTGTCCGCGGACACGCTGCGGCGGTTGGAGGACCGGGCGGGCCGCTCGGTGGAAGCCCGGAAACGGCTGCGCAGTGCCTACCACGAGCTCTTTCGCGATACGGCGGGGCGGATCGTGCGGCGCGAGACGGCCCGGATTCGGGAGAAGGCCGCCGCGCTGCTCGCGGCCCGCAATGCCGCGGAGCTCAGCCTCTGGCTGGATCGCTTCTACGAGGACCAGCGGGAGTTCATCCACGACCGCATGGGGCCGGTCTTCCGCTCCTATGGGGAAGCCGTCGCGGCCGAGGCCGCGGACGAGATTGGCGCCGAGCCGCTCGGGGTGGACGCGCTCGATCGCCTGGCCCGGGCCTACGTGGAGGACTTCGCGGCCCATCACATTGGGATCAGCCTGACCGAGATCCGCACCCTCCTGCAGCGAGCCGCCCAGGAAGGCACCGATCCCCTGGTCGTGCTGGGCGAGCTCCTGGACGAATGGGAAGAGAGCCGTCCGGAGGACATCGCCGGAATCGAGACGGTGCGCTCGGGCAACGCCATGGCGATCGGAGCCTACCTGGCCGCCGGCGTGATCGTCCTGCGCTGGCATGCCTTCGGGAAAAGCTGCCCGTATTGCAGCCGGCTGAATGGGCGGCAGGTCGGGATCCAGCAAAATTTTATCGGGGCGGGCGAGTCATTCCTTCCGGATGGGGACGGCGAACCGCTCATCCCGAAGCACGAGGTCCGGCATCCGCCGGCCCACAAAGGCTGCGACTGCATGATCCTGGCAGGCAGCTGAGGAGGCGACCATGAAGAACCGAAATGCGATAGACGTTCACCATACGGCAACGGAAGAGGGCGAGTGGGACGGGCCGGCCAATGAGTCCCGCCTGCGGACTGACGAGAGCGAAGCCTACTACAAGAAGGGCTTCGCCTGGCAGGATCCGGATGGAGATCCTCAGACCAAAGCCGCTTACCGATTCATCCATCACTTCGTCGGCGAGGACGGCGAAATCGGGGCTGCCTCCACGGTCGGCTGTACGACCGGGATCGGGGTGCTCAACGGCGGCCGGGGCGGGACGACCATTCCCTCCGGCGATCGCCAGGGCGTCTACAACCACCTGGCGGGCCACCTCCGGGACGCGGACATCGAGCCTCCCGACCTACGCTCCGGCGGGATGCCAGTGCGAGAAGAGCGGACGATCCCCTTCCGGGAATTCCGGGTAGAGCGCCGGAACGGCGACGATCCGACCATCGTCGGGTACGCGGCGGTCTTCGACACGCTCAGCGTCGAGCTGTGGGGCTTCTTCGAGAGAGTCAAGCCGGGCGCTTTCGCCAAGACCATCCGGGAATCGGACGTCCGCGCGCTCTGGAATCACAATTCGGATATGGTGCTGGGCCGCACCAAGAGCGGCACCCTGCGGCTCAAGGAGGACGAGATCGGCCTGCGGATCGAGGTAGACCCTCCCGGAGCCCAGTGGGCCCGGGATGCGGTCGTCACGATCGAGCGGGGCGATGTCGACCAGATGAGCTTCGGTTTCAACACCATCCAGGATCATTGGCTGCAGGAGGACGGCGGCGGCGGCCGGCTCATCCGCGAGCTCGTCGAAGTCCGGCTGTTCGACGTCTCGCCGGTAACCTTCCCCGCCTATCCGGATACGACCGTTCAAGTCCGGGAGCTGCTCGGGGCCGATTGGCCGACGTTCGGCCAGGCCCTCGACCGTCTGGAACGCGGGCAGGCCACCGCGGCCGACATCCGGATCCTGGATCAGGCGACCCTCGCCATCCGTTCCCACCTGGGCAAAGACACCGCTGCGCCGGCCCTCGCTGGCCACGCCGCGGATTCCGCTCAGCCGGAAACCACGGAGGCGGCGATTGCCGCTGCCCACCGCCGGCGCCGGCTCGAGCTTCAACGGTTCCGATGAGTACCTAGCGAGAAAGGAAAACAAGCCAATGGGCAAGAATGCACGCGAGTTGCGGGCCGAGCGGGAGCAGTTCATCCAGCAGGCCATGCAGGTTGTCGAGAAGGCGGAGGCCGAGAGCCGGGATTTCACCCAGGACGAGGCAACCCGTTATGGGGAGCTGAAGGGCCAAGCGGAAGCGCTGGCCAATCGGGTCCAACGCCAGGAAGAGATCGGGGAACTGCGCGGGTCGCTCGAGAGCCGCCAGGCTCCAGCGCTGCTGCGCATCGGCCGCGGCGACAGCGAGGTGCGCGCCTTTGCACATTTCGTGCGAACGGGTGACACCGGTGGTGTGCGCGATCTCACCCAGCCCGTCGAGGGCGACGAGGTCGCGAAGGGCGGGGCGGTTGGCCCGGCAGTCGTGGTCCACCTGCCCAAGGTCCGCCGGGTCGAAGAGTGGCGGGCCGTCGACAGCACGATGAACATCACGACCAGCGCCGACGGTGGCGCCGCGGTTCCGACCGGCTTCGCCGGCCAGATCGCTCTCCGCCGGAACGAGATCCGGCTGACTGAACGGTTGGGCGTCCGCCGGGTCCCCGGCGTGGGGACGACCGTCAATTTCCCGTTCGACAATGCCGACCCGGTCGTGTTCGCCACCACCGCGGAGCAAGGCGATGCGCACACGACAAACTACGAGCGGGATGCGATGGTGCTCGGTAATAAGGCCTTCACGCTGGTCAAGAAGACCAAGAAGATCGAGCTGACCGAAGAGCTGATGGACGACGAGGACGCCAACCTGATGGATGCGGTCGCCGACTGGATCGGGCGGGCCATCGGGTTGACCCACAATACGCTGCTGCTGACCGAGGTCGCCGCCAACGGGACCTCGCTCAAGACCTTCGCCGCCGCGGCGGCCATCGCCGCCGGGGAGCCCGAGGACATCGTCTTCAACAATCTCCTCGGCTTCTACCTGGATGATTCCGGCTCGGTCGCCTGGGTCATGCGCAATCCGACCTTCGGCGACATCGCCTCGATCACGGGCAACGCGCGCCTATACGCCGAGACGCCCGGGGGAAAGTTCACCCATGAGATCCTGGGCTACCCGGTGTACTTGTCGACGGCTGCCGCAGCGATCGCCGCCAGTGCCAAATCCGCGTACTTCGGGAACTGGTTCAGCGTTGGCTTCCGCGAGGAGCCGGCGCTGCGCCTGATCCGGGATCCGTTCTCCGTGGACGGCCTGGTGATCCTGAAGTACAGCTTCCGGACGGTCTACGGTGTGTTGATCGCCGGCGGCATTGGCTATGGGGTGCATCCGAGCGCCTAAGTGATTGAGGTCCTGGTCTTCACGCCCTATCTGGACTGTGTCGAGCCCGGGACGCTCGAAGCGCTCACCCGCCTGGAGTGGGAGGGCTCGCTCTCCCTCCTGCTCCAGCGGGACAATCCGCACGGCGAGGATCGTGTGCGCAATCATCTGCACCAGTACCGGCGAGGCCGGGAGGTCTTCCTGAGCGGGAAGGCAGAGGCCATGCTCATCATCGAGGCCGACATCCTCCCGCCGCCGGATACGCTGCGGCTCCTTTACGGACTGCAAGCGGAACTGGCCTACGGGATCGCCGTGACCCGGGCCAGTCCGCACGTCGTCAATGTCTTCGAGCGTTATGCGGATCCGCAGGCCCGCAACGTGGGCGAGAGTTTGACGCTGCGGCCGGCGCTTTGGGAGCAGGTGCTCCGCCAAGGTGACACTGAAGTCTCCGGAGGCGGGATCGCTTGTGTGCTCGTCCGGCGGCACGTGCTGGAGGCGATCGACTTCCGCAGCGAGGATGGGGTCTGGTGCGACACCTTCTTCACCCGAGACTGCTACGCGGCTGGCTACAGCATGAGGGCCTCGGCCAGGGTGCTGTGCGGTCACGTCGACCGCGATGGAACCGTGCTGTGGCCCGAGAGGGCGGCATACCCTGGCGGGCATGTATGAGCGAGATTCGGGTGCTGGTCCTGGGAGCGCTGGGGATGCTGGGCCACCGGCTTATGCAGACACTGCCGGCGATGGGCTACGACGTCACCGGGGCGGTCCGGCGGCTCCCACTCTGGAACGCCCTGCCCTGGAAGCTGATCGAGCTCGAGGCCACCCGCCCGGAAGAATTGCCGGCGGTGATCGACCAGGCGGCACCGGATGTGGTGGTGAATGCGATCGGCTGGGTCAGCCAGCGCTCGATCGAGGGGCGGGTGCGAGAGGCCATCCAGGTGAATGCTGTCTTTCCGCATCATGTCGCTCGGGCCTGTGCCGAGCGGGGAATCGGCCTGCTGCACGTCTCCACCGACTGCGCCAGCGAGCCCAACTGGTACGGTGTCTCTAAAAAATGGGGCGAAGAGCTGGACCATGGCCTGGTGCTGCGGACATCCTTCATCGGCCACGAGCTCGGAAGCCGGCGGGGCCTGCTGGAGTGGGCTCTGAGCCAGCGCGGCCGGGTGACCGGCTACGCCGGGGTTACCTGGCACGGGCTCACCACCAATGAGCTAGCCATCATTTTCGGTCGTCACCTTATCCCTGGGTTCTGGCAGTTCCGAGGACGCCTGGATATTGCCGGGCCGGCGATCAGCAAGTACGAGCTGCTGCGCCGGATCAACCTAGAGTATGAGCTGGGCCTGGAAGTGCAGCCCGTGCTGGAGCCGACACTCGAGCGTCGGCTCGATCGGCAGCCGTTCGAGGCGGCGAGCGGATACCGTGTCCAGCCCTGGGACGAGATGTTAGCCCGAATGAAGCGCGAGCGGCCGATCCGCCAGGAAGCGGCGGTCGCCTAGTACAAAGGAGCAAGCAATGAAAGTGAGAGCCAGGCTCAGTTTCGTGGCGACCCTCGGCGATCGGAAGATCCGGGTCGTCGAAGGCGAGCTGCTCGACATTCCCGATGTCCTCGATTGGGTCCGAGGCGGGCTCGTCCAACCGCTGGAGGGTTCCGCCCTGGCCGGTCAGCCCGTCCGGGAAATTGCCGCCGTGGCACCCGCGGAGAGGGCCGTCGCGCCCGAGCCGCAACCGAGGGTGATGGGAATCGGCGCGCTCCATCCGCCCGCGCCGGGAAAGTCGGAAGCCGAGGCGCCGGTGAAGAGACCGCGCAAGAAGCGGACCTAACGGCGGGCCATGCCCAACCTGTACATCACGCCGGCTGAGATCAAGGACTCCATTCCCGATTTCATTCAGGCCGCCACCACGACCTACGATGATGCGCTGCTGCGCTACGCGCATATGATCAGCCGGTTCATCGATCAGCATTGTGAGCGGGTGTTCTATCCGACCTCCGAGCTGCGATCTTTCACCGGCAGAGGTGGCCAGCGGGCTCGGATCCCGGATGCGCTCTCGGTCTCGCAACTGCGCTATAGCGAAGACTACGGGGCGAGCTACACCGCCCTGGCCCAATCGGGCAACTGGCACCTGGCCCGCTCCGGCGACTTCGCCCATCCGGGGTCCTACGACCAGGTCGTGATCGATCCGAACGGGACGATCCTGGGCGCCTGGCCGACGGGGATCCTGGCCCTGGAACTCACCGGGATCTGGGGCTACGCCGACGATCGGGTCGACGCCTGGGAGGACTCGCTCGACGAGGTGGAGGACAACCCGCTGTCGTCGGCCGCCACCGAGGTCACGGTGAACGACGCCGACGGGGCCTCCTCGACGGGCACCGCGCCGCGCTTCATGGCCGGGCAGCTCCTTCGGATCCAGAGCGAATACTCCGAGGTTTCAGCGGTCAACACGACCACGAATAAGCTCACCGTGGTGCGGGCCCGCAATGGCACGACCGCCGCCTCGCACGTGCAGAATACCCAGATCGACGTCTGGCGGCCGCCGGAGCCGGTGCGGGCGGCGGCGCAGATCACGGTGGTCCGGCACCACATGCGGGCCACCCAGGGCTACGCCGACAGCCGGGCCCAGGCCGACATCGGGC